CCGTAGCAGCGGCCTCACTATCAAAATAGAAAACTGCACCATCAGGATTATTATCAAGAAAGTTTTTAGCGATCCCAATTGCATAGAAGGTCTTTCCAGTTGCTTGTTCTCCTGCAATGGCAGTAACCCTATTGTCAGGGATGCCACCATAGATACTACCACTAAGCAATGCATTCAGGATATAAGATCCTGTGCCAATAAACTTTTGCTCGTCTCCAGTGGTGATACCATCTGCAACAAGTTTAGCATAATCATTTTTTGCTTCTTTAGCAAGCGTGTCAAAGATACTCATACAAATAGAAACTCCAGGTTAACTTCTTTTTCTGTTTTCCATCCAATAGCATCAAGAATAATCTTGAGTGGATCTAGGAATGATTTTTGAAATTGCAACTTATAATCAATGTTTTTGTGAACATCAATCTCTGTTGGAAAATTGGAGATGAATGAAATAACATTTTCTCCAACAGTATTTGGTTTTTGTAAATAGCAAAACTTAATCTTTTCTCCTTCTTGAATAAGAGGATACTTATATGTAAGTTTGCGCTTCTTCAATTGGAAGTTGTATAGAAGTGCTCCACGCACATGGATGGGGCAACTTTTCCTATACAGCGTAACAGGATCGCTCCATTTTGTCAACCCATTCACGCTACGGGGAAATGCAATGTCCTCTGGAGACATTTTGAAAAACTCTTCTTTGAAGGTGTCAATAAACTGTATGACATCTTCTTCGGTTTTAGTCATGATAATATTGAGTGCCTCTTTAATCTTAGTCCTACATGGTGCAGGAGTGGAAGATTTAACTGCCTCAATACCCATCATCTTGAGTTTTGGTTTTGTGTAACGAACACCTTCGCTGTCCCATACGTTGAGAATATATCGCTTCTTGGCAGTCCAGATTCCCTTGTCAGCGATATTCTCACGCTTCATAATCATCTTTTGATCATATGCTGAAACATACGTCGCCAGTTCCTCATATGAACGTTCAATAAAAGGTTCCAATTTCTCTTGGCATACCTTGTCCAATATGGAAACAATTGCTGCTTTATCACCAGACCGATTACTAAAGAATTTAGTAACAAGAGGTCCAAGGTTAAGATAGATACTGTCGGTATCGGAAGCGATAACATAATCGACATCCTCCGTTTTTAACAGATTATTTAGGTAATCGTTCATCTTATTCTCAATCCAACGGATTGAAACTTGCCCAGACAGGGTAATTGCTTCAGCATTTGCTAACTTATAGTATCGGAAATACTGATTACCAATAGCACCATAAGCACTGTTCAGTTGAATCTTACGTGCCATCTGAATGTTATTAAACTTAGAGATGTCTTTAATGAGTTGAGGATCTTTCGTATTCTCATACTCTTGCTTTGCAACAAGCATCTTTTTCTTATAGATCTTACGTTCATTATAAATCTTCTCCATTAGTTCTGGGAGAAAACCACGTACATCCTTTCTATACTGTGCTCCATTGGCACAGACACAGGTATCACCTTTAATGGCAATCTGCTGTTGCAAAATTCTATCTACCGTCGCTGACGGATGTCTCGTTGGAAGTAACGTCTCTGGCGAGATGTTGTACTGCATAATGAGATGAGGGTAGAGCGAGTTGAGGTCAAAAGAGACCACCCACTCATAAAGTCCAGGCACAGGTTCTTTGACATACGCACCAGCGTATTTCGCATCTTTGTCATTTCTTTCATTTGGTGGAACAACAATCCCCTTGGGGGTAAGATAATTGTATATGATACTATCCCACATACGTACTTGATAGTATACATCTTCAAAGTTAACCTTAGCGTCATATGCCAGATTAACAGCAAGATCAATGAGTTTCATCTTGTCTTCCAGACGGTCAACAAGTTCTACGTCATGGATGTTATACGTCACAAACTTTTGCCAGTTCTGTGTATAGAAATCCCTAAAGGTTTCAAACTCAGAGTGATCTAGTTTTTGCTGTCCGAGTTCAACGCTGGCAATATGGTCCAGGCGATAGGACTCTTGGTTAGTGTAAGTAAACTTTTGATAAAGATCAAGATAGTCAAGAACACTAACCCCAATGATATCATATACAAACTGATTACGTCCTTTAATTTCGACTTCTTTTTCATACACTTTATTCCAGGGAGAAAGTGACTTCATATACTTAGAAGAAAGTATACGATCAATTCTACGGCAAATATAAGGAACGTCAAACAACTTAACGTTCCAACCAGTTAAAATATCTGGAGTATTCTTTGCCCACCATGCAAGAAAATCTTTGAGCATCTCATCCTCTTTCCAGAAGACGCGATACTCAACATCATCACGAGAGTTTTCATACTCTCTAGTTCCCCAAACAATTAACTTCTTGGTAGTAAAATCTTTAATCGTAAGACACAAAATCTCTTCTGAGGTGTCTGCAATACTGGGAAACCCATTTTCAGATGAGGTCTCAATATCAATTGTATAGATTTTTAATTGGGTGGGATCATACTCAATACGTTCTTCAGGAAACTCAGTACTAATATATTGATAGAGGAATCTATCATTACCGTAGATCTTAAAGTTCTCTACTTGTTTGTATTCATCAATAAATTCCCTAGCATCCTTAACAGAATTAAATTCTAGTTTTTGTGCATAGTTACCTTCAAGAGTTTTGTATTCAGTTTTTTTATTGGATTGAGCAAAAAGAACTGGAGCAAAATTCTGCTCATATTGGACACGCTGACCATTCTCGTATCCAACATAGAGAATTTTATCTCCAGTCAAGAAAACATTACTGTAGAACTTCATCATCAGGGGGTAGGATCGCTTGGTACTGGGAGAGGATCTCAGGATCGGGTGTTGCCAGTGTAGCAAGGGATTCCGAATAAAGCAAGACGTTCCTTTGCTTTGAGTAGCGAGGGAACACTCTCAGTTCTCCATCTACGATTTCCATGGGGTCTGCCAGGAAACAAGATGGTTCCATCTCCATCTCAGATATCTGAGAAATTAAATAAGTACCATTACGAAGCAGGATCAGTTTGATCTCCATCAGTTACCTCCTCAATTTTAATTTCATGTTTTGCACAATAATCCCTAAGAATATTATCATGAGGATCGTAAATAGTCACAACCCAATCTGCAGGAATAATAAACTCTCTCTGTTTTGAAAGAGGTGCCCAATGAGTATAGGCAACTTGAAACTTTGTTCTTGGTCCTGACTCTTCACCTTCCACTACAATCTCATCAGATTCAGTGGTAGTAAGATTCATTACATAAGGATTACTAAGATGGTATGCAATAATTCCATCTTCACTTTTATTGAGAATCTCTTTGGCATCAGAAATTACATCTTCGCCAGATTTCAACAAAATAACTTTAACAGTCATAGCGATAACTTGGTGTCTTCTAAGTGTCTAATGTGGTTTGAAAGTTTGTCAAGGTATCCACGATTGCGTAACTCTTTGAACACTAAGTTCTCAAGTGCAAACTCTCCACCTTGTTGAATAGCAGATGCTCTCATGTCACGAATTCTTTTCTGAAGTTTTCTAAGAACATCAGGATCGTCTGCTTCGTTTTCGATGAGGTCATCAATCTTCTCCATCATATCACGAACCTTCCGAATAAGCAAGGGGTCCGCAAGGTCAACCTTGACTTTGTTGGGTGCCAGTAACCATTTATTTTGAGTGAGAGAGTACACACCCTGATTAGCAGGCAATGGATCGCTCTCATCTTGAGCATACAACTCAACAGGATGAGAATAAATTTTAATGTCGTGAACGAGTGCCCACAATTTCTTTTTATCTCTCAGATAATCATCTAAGAGTTCTGGACAGTCAGCAATCTGACTCTTATCAACAACCAAATGTAGATCAAGATCAGAGAACCTGGTGTAATTATAGTTAGCGTTACCACCAACTAAAATCATATCTTTAACCGCAGAAGGTGGAATCTTGGCAAACTCTGCCCACTTATTTCCAATCTGCATTAGTTTTTCTCTCACCTCTGGTCTGAGACCACCCTCATCCCAAAATTTAATATTCAATTTACTGTGGTACATCAGGGTTAACCTGAGGGTTTGGAAAGATTTCACTGTCCGACTGTCACTTTATTATTATTTATCTTTAACGATTTCGACGTTCGGTTCAGTAACAACATCAGGTCCAAATACTGCCTTCGCCTGCTCCTGTGGTTTGAGGGTTTGTCCATATGCCTCAAGAACTGACATGATAGGTTCTACGATAGAAACAACCCAGTCAGGATTGACTGCAATCTCTTCATCATGAGTTAGGGGTTGCCATTTTTCAAGAAGAATTCTTCCAGTATATTGCTGGTTTCTTTCTTCGGTCCCCTCTACAAACATCTTCTCGATAGTGATAGCATATGCCTTATCAAAGATAAATGCTTGTCTTACCCCAGTATCTTTATGCTGAACTTCAGAAACATCAGCAACAATGTCTTCCCCAGATTTTAATTTAATTACTTTAATTGACATGGTAATCCACTATGAAATAGTATTATAAAAGGGTCTCAACGTTTTGTCAAGACCCTTTCTTTTATTTATTTGATTTCGTAGACCTTTC